TTTTGCAGTTCTGCATTGTCCCCTTCCAACACCTTCACACGAGCGACTAGTTCTTGCATTTTTGCACGAAAGAAGTCTCGTTCCCGAATGAGTTCATCTGACATTAGAATGTCTCCTTTATCAGCTTGAGTAGTTGCGATTTACATTTCTCTTTATTATATGAGAGAAATACTCCGTACTTGACGACAGCTCGTCTAACATCTGGCCAAATTAAATCATCTTTTAAATCCTCATCATGCTGTTTGACATATGATAGTAAACCTTGCAGTATCACCATCGTTTCTAATCGTATCCTCTTTGCGAGGAAGTTCTTTAATAATACACTATGTTGTCCACTTTGGCAAGAGAAAATTGACTCAAAATCTTCAACTTGTGCAAATAATAATGACATATCATTTATAAAGTTATAGGACAATGACTGTCGATTTTTACTCCACTCCATGTAGTTCTCCTCTGAAAATTCACCTATATATCCTTTTGGTGATTTCACGAAATTCGCTACAAAGTAGTCTAGTGTTTTGGTATCGTATTTTCTTGCCGTCTTGGCGAAAAAGTTTCTGTCCCTTCTTTTTAGGAATGATGCTTTGGTTGCTGAGGTTTTACCCCCATACTTTTTGTAGTCGTAATCTGTGGTGAAATGAAGTTTCAGACCAAGATACATTTGATAGCATTCCCACGCTTCCATTGTATTTACCTATACTGGTAGTGTTGCTACTCTGGGCAAGTAGTTTAGTTCTCTTGCGTCAGCTTCGATTTTTTCCTTGAGTGGTTTGGAGATTAAAGGTGCGACTGCATCTGGCTCCATCTGGTGTTTCTCGCAATAGTCTAGTATTGCATCCATATATGTTGTCCCTGTTCCTTGATTGACAATCTTCTCAATTTTCAATGCGAACTTCTTAGGTGTCATCACTGCAAGTTCTTCTAAGTTATTTTTCATTACAAACTCCATGTTAAGGTGAATGGGGAGAGCGAAAGGATACTCTCCCCACCCATTAAATTAAGCAGAGCCCTTATATATCAGTAGGGTTGCAAGAACAGTCTAACCGTTGGACTGCGTGGACGTATTGAGGCGTCACCCTTTCAATCTGATTCTGAAGTACATCAAAATCTTTTCTTTGCGTTTTCGCTCTTCCCTCAGTTTGCGATAACACCATGCTTGATATAAAGTCATAGCACTCTCCCCTTTTAAGGTTAAGTGCGTTCCTTCGCATTATGCTACTTCCGTCCCAAAGGGATGAACGAGAATAAGGTGAGGATGTTTCTGTTTACAAGTACACCCTCAAAACTCAGTGCGATTAGGCCGCTAAGGCGTAATCCACAGGAACATAATTGTCGTTTGCAATTATAGTTTTTGACCATTTACGGAGTCACCCGACAATTCTAAACTTTCCTATCCCTACCTGTCGAACCTAGTTCGCCCCCATCATAAACACTCGGTTCTAATTTATACGGTACACTCTGTGTTCCCGATAGATACTTTGGAATCTTAGCGTCTGCTTTACGATTTCTTTCTTCAAAATAGTCTCTTGTTATAACAACAAGTTTTAAATTAAGTAACCATTTAAACATTCACTTCTCCAAGTGTTTATGGTGGAGGCGATGGGTACTGCCCCCATGTCCAGATTAGTATTCAGTCTGCGTCAACCAAATTGTAATATATTTATACCACATTGCCTTTTGAATGTCAAGAGGCAATTGAACCTACTGGTTTACAAATGTAATCTACAGAATCCCAACTTCCATCAACTGGTAATTCTGAATGTAAAACCAAATGTTCTTCACATAAACTTCTGTTTTCAAACCACTGCACATCCTGTTCGATACATGTTGAACCAGAACATACTGTTAGAAACAAGTGCCAAATGATTGGAATGATATCTGTCATGTACTTGTACCTTTTGTTAACAGTTCGATGTGTCCTTCACCTCTTCCAATAATACAAGCGATGTTAGAACCTTTTGGAAATTCCAGTAAAGTCCACGTTCCAGTTTCTTCATTTGTAGCAATAACCCATTTACTTGGCACCAATCTTGGTGCTTCGCCAGGCAATACAAACATTCCATCTAAAACTATAGTTGGAAATTCTCCTCTGGATGCTGCAATTTGCATTACCTCTTCTGGCAATGCACAGATAGTCGGTTTCTCTGTCCAGTAGGGTGCAGTTAGAGCTGCAGTACTAAACAGTAGCGCTGGTACGACTGACAGCATCATTAGTAGTTTTTTCATTTTCTTTAACCCATTCTTCTGTAAACTGGTCGATTGTGTCAACCAAGTCTTGAAGATAGTCCTTCTTGTCCTTTACAAATTCTTGAACAAGTCCATCTTCTGTCACAACAAGAATAACGATTTGATTAATCTCAATCCCTGTTCTTTCTTGAAACATCTCTGCGTAAGCAGATGCTTGCATGTAGTATTCAAAGTTGTAATCATCTTTACGTTCAGAACGACTAGTTTTAAAGTCAATAATAGATGGAACACCGTTCCATTCTGCAATACAGTCTACTCTTCCAGCAACACGATACTTCTCACTCCATAATCCACACTCTTGTGCGTAAATATTATTTATTGATTTTTCTAGAGTCGGTTTTAGTTGTGAGAACAAACACCAAGGTAGAAATGCAACATCTTCCTTTACAACTTCTTTGTTGTTTAGGAAGTCCTCACACATATGGTGAACAGCAGTTCCACGAGATGCAGCAGTTCGCATGATATGATTAGCAACATCCTCACCCACACGATTACGCCATGCTTGGAGTCCTGCTTTCTTTTCTTTACGAACACCCAACACTGTTGTAATTGATGGGTATGTACCAGTTGGTGTTAAGTAGAACCGTTTTCGATTCACATTTGTAGTCCCTACTTCTGGGATATCTACAGCATTATGTATAAACATATTATTTCCTCATTATTAATCTTATAGCGTAGTATACACTATATTCACATCAAAGTAAAGAGATTTATTTACCTTGGCCTCGATACTTTTTATAACTACGTCTTTTTGATTTGTTCATCGTAGACGTAATCGGTTTTCTGCCTAGGGAAGTTCCTTTGGAAGTCCCTTCGTGAGCAGATGTACTTCCATACATTGATTTTGCCATTATTCAACTCCTAATCGGATTTTGTTGATTAGATACTCCTTCACAAAACCAGAACGCACAATGTCACCGATTGTAAATTCGATATTATCGAACTGTTCCATTGCATCTAGGATTTTCATAAAGTTAACCATTCCTGCTTTGTCACTTGATTTCAACAAGTCTGTCTGAAAGAAATCGCCACAGAAAATAATTTTTGAATCTTGTCCAACACGAGTAATGATTGTATCCAATTCGTGGAATGTCAAGTTCTGACATTCATCCACAATAATAACTGCATTGTCTAATGTGATACCCCTAAGAAAAGAAGTAGTCAAAAACATTAATGAACCTTGATTTTTAAGTCTATCATACAATCCAGAAAATGCAGCTGCATTCGGTTGTTCAAACATAAACTTAACCATGTTCTGATATGGTACTTGGAATAGTGCTGTCTTATCTTCCTCATCGCCTGGCAAGAAACCAATCTCACGAGTTGGAACTGCACTACGAACCATGTACACTGTATCGTATGGTGTTTCATTTCTTAGAACATCTTGTAGTCCATTGTATAATGAAACAAATGTTTTACCTGTTCCAGCCGCACCATAAAGGAATAAATTCTTTCCTGCTTTATACGACTCAAACGCCTTCTTTTGATTGTCCGTGATTGGTTTAATTGAAACCATCTGGTCAATTCTAATGTCTTTCACTTTAGCCATTAATTGTTACTCCACTTGTGTCGATGTTTAGCCAACACCGCATCTGTTTTAATTTGTTTTGCAGACTTCTTACCATACCGTTGTCCTAATTGACTATCGGGATGTGCCTCTGCCCCTTTTGCAAGAACCTCTTTCCAACCAGCATCAGTCTTTGCGTCAATGTTATCACCTACCGCACCAGCGATAGAAAACATTGAAGGCATCTGCTTAATGTGTGGGTTCTTTTTTAAGAGTTCTTCTCTTTTTGAATTTGATAAAAAGTCATCAAACTCTTCACCTGTTTTTGTATTTCTAAATGTAAATGTTGGCATTATTTCTCACGTTTTTTATCTTCAATGGATTTTTCTAACCATTTCCATTCTCGTTCTTCTTCTGGTGACATCACACTGGTATCAGTCCAAACACCGTCTTTATTTGGTTTCCAGTATTTTGATTTGTCCATTGATACTGCAAGACAATCTGCTTGTATGGTTTCAATCAATGTATCAATGTCTGGCCTAGATGCTTTAGGTGAACCATACTTCATCTCTCTAAGTTTATCAGACATTCTTTTAATACTATCAATCTTGTCACAAAAATCACTTATCTTATGTAGCACTATTTATCTCCATCCAAGATGGCATGCCCCTCTTCTTCCACGATGCCAAATGTTGTTTATATTTTATATAGTAATCCCTATAGGCAGTGATTGACGATTCGTTCTTTACATCGTCTGGCATTGCTTGTAAGGGTTCTGTGAATACACCCTCAGGCATATTCTCTGGTGGACTGAATAACGCCCACTTTAGTTTACGATAACTCTCATGGTAGACATCCTTATCATACCTGTACATAAATTCTGTATTCAGTTCTGTCCACAACTCATACAACCATCTGTAGTTTTTCTTGGATTGTCTTACCCAAATAGCACTAGGGTGATTGACATGACAAGATTTGTACAAAGTATGGTCTAGTTGTGGGTCTGGATGGTCGTAAGTAGTAAGCAAACGATTCTTTTTACTCAATCGTTTTACTTGTTTACCATCACATACACGATGTGCAGTAGACATGAGTTGAGCATATTCGATACACATCTTACTTGCATGGGAATCTACATGCATCATTGCACTTGTCTTTGCATCTTCATCTAGATAAAATATATTCACCTTTTCTCCCATCTGTAAAATATGTGGTCTTCGATTTCCACTGTTTTAGTTTTAGTCTTTGCCCAAGACGGTGATACATAATCTGCATGATAATGTGTTGCACCATCTGTTATATCTAATAGGGTTATTCTACCAGAAACTAGTCCAGTTGTAAAGACATAAATTGAATTATATGTATCTTTATCGTGTGGTGTATCTGACTTACCGTCACAATACCAACTAAACTGACATCTATGTCTCACTGGTATCAACTCACCAGTACCCTTCCAACTAGGTCTGTGTGGCCCTTGTTTTACAACTCCACAAATCGTATTTGGAAATCTTGAATCCTTTACACGATTAAGTGTTACTGACATAACTGCCATCTGTCCAGCCTGTGGTTGATTCCTTGCTTCGTGATACACATTCTGTGTAAGACATACTGCTTCTTTATTTAAGAACTCATTTATAACAAGTTTATCATCTATCTCTACTGGTGAAACAGTTACCAAAAGAGAGACTAATAGTTCATTAATTGACATCACACACCGTCCCAGCGTTGTGCCATGTTGCTTTACATCTAGGTTGACTAGGGTCAGTAAATGGCACTGGTTTTGGGTCAAAGATTTGACCCCAAATATTACCGTAATAAAT